GGTAGAAGATCGCGCTTTCGGCGTCGCCGGCCGTGTTGTTCCCGTCGACCACCCAGGTGTTGAACGCGCCCGGGCTGAATCCTTCGAAGTCGAGCTGTTGCGCCACCGCGCTTTCGTACCAGCGGACCCGGATGGTGCTCCGGTTGCGGGCCCACGCGAGAACCTCCCGGCTGACCGGGTCGAAGCAGAACGCCAGGTGGTTCGCCTTGCCGGTCTCGTTGTAGAGCGCGCTCGTGGTCGTGTCGTTGGTGTCGGTCCTCTCGAGCTGGACGTCCGGTCCCGCGATGAAGCTCGCTTGCCAGGGGCTCGCGTAGTTGGCGCCCTGCGGGGCGTTGTAGGCGAGCGGCCCGGTGCAGAGCGGTTCCTGGAAGCTCTCGAGTGTCGGGTCCTGGTCCTCGGCCACCAGGTCGACCCATGCCTTCATCTCCTCGATCGGTTCGCTGGTCACGTCCTCGACCGCCTCGATGGTCCGATGGTTGCGGACGGTCGTCATGCGCAGCTCGATCGATCCGCGTCCCGGCGCTTCGAACCGCCAGCCGTTCCGGTCGTCGGCAAGCCGGACCAGGTGGCAGAATCCGACCATGCATTGCCCGACCGCCAGGTCGGCCGTGAGCGGCTTGTCGAGCGTCAGGATCTCGTTGCCGGCGCTCTGGGTGGCGCCTGTGACGTAGAAGGTCTGGAGCGTCAGGTCGGCCCGTAGCGCGAAGATCACGCGCTTCTCGGTGTCGGGTAGGCTCCTGGTCAGCTCGGTGTATCCGCCCTCCTCGACCGTGATGGTCGTGTCGCCGGCCGTCGCGGCCGCGGCCAGCTCGAGGTCGGCCTGCCAGCTCGGCGTGTAGAACGCCTGCCATCGCCCCTTGATCCGGTCGAGGATCTCGCGGGCCGTCTTGTGCTCGGCCGGCGTGGTGACCCGGTAGCGGAATCGAAACGCCAGCGCGGTGGTCCCGGTCCACTCGGCGAAGCCTGGCCGCATGCCGATCGTCTGATCGACCCGGTTCGCGTTCGCGATCCCCAGGACCGGCTCCTGCGCGAAGTCGGGGGTCAGCGTCAGGACCTCGTATGCTTGCCAGCTCATAGCCTCCTCATCGTGATGCGCTCGATCCCCTCGCGGAGGTCCACGGGGGTGAGCTGCTGCTCGTCGAGCTGCCGAAGCTGGATTGGGCAGGGGAAGCACCATCCGCTGCTGTAAAGGGTGCCCGTCCCGCTCAGCGTCAGCGTCCGGCTCGCCTGGCTGCTGAGCGTTCGGAATTCCCCGCCCAGGCTCCTGCTCCACAGGAAAACGCGCACGATGTCGGCCCAGTCGCCCTCGATCGGCGCGATGTCGAGCGTGACGGTCGTCTGGTTGGCCATCGTGGTGATCTGGATCCCGTCTGCCCACCAGGGGGCGTACTGTGGCACGCGGATCTCGTCGCGAATGGCTCCCAGGCGCGCTCTTGCTTGCGCGGCCGTCAATCCGGTGCGCGTGTAGCGCTGGGTTCTGATCGGCTTCACGCGCTTGCGCTGGCGTTGGTCACGGCCCGACCAGCTGCGCTGGATGGCGGTCGGGTATTCGAGTTCGACTTCGACGCCTTGGCTCCAATCCGGAAGGATCGCCAGCTCGGTCGGTGTCGTGTCCTCGGTGTTGATGTTCGCCATCGGTCAGCCGCCCCTCATGATCATCGATCGCACGGCCGGGGCTCGGCGTGAAATCGCGTTGACGATCATGTCCGGGTTGGCCGCGATCGCGTCGGCCACCTGGGCCGGGTCGGTTACGTTGAGGATCTGGACGGGCGTGCCGCCCTGGCTGGCCTGGCTGCCGCCGTTCCGGCTCTCGCTCAGCTCCATCTCCAGCTCCTCGCTTCGGCGCCTGGTCAGGATCGTCTCGTTGCGGTCGACTTTGATCGCAGCCTCGCTGCTCGTGATGCCGCCGCTGTGGAAAGTGGAAGGTCCGACCCCGCGGCTGCCGGCCTGCCGGGATCCGGCCAGGCCCCCGCTGTGCGCGGTCGCCGCCCCGCCGAGCGCTCCCACGATCGCGCCCGTGCCGCCGCTCATCCCCAGGGCCTGCTGCAGCGCCAGCTGGATCGTCAGCTGGATGATCATCCGGACGATCTGCTCGACGATCGCGTTCGCCATGTCCACGAAGGCCGTCTTGGCGTCCTTGGTCCCCAGGGCGATGCTCGAAAACGCGTCGCTGATCGAGCTGGCAAAGTTGGAGAGCGTGGTCGCCGTGAATTGATCCATCTGCTGTTGCAGGTTTCCGAAGTCCTCAAGCAGCTGCTGGGTCGCCAGCTTGGTGTCCTCAAGCTGGCCACTCGTCGCGGCCGCGCCTCCCGATCCCCCTCCGCCGCCGCCGCCCGTCAGTTGCCCGAGCTGGTTCTCGATCTCGCGGGTCGGCGACGGATCTCGATTCAGCTCCTCCATTTCGGTCCTGGCCTGGCTGCGCTGCAGAAGGTCGGCTGCCAGGTTGGCCGCGCTGTCGCGGGCGTTGGTGCCGACGATGCTCGCTTGGCCGTCCAGCACGTCAGCAAAGCTGCGCTCGTCGGGCGCGAAGCCGGCGCCGGTCGTCGGGATGCCTCGGTTGATGAAGCCGCCCACGTTGCTGTCGGTGACCGTGTTGTAAACGTCGACTACCTTGTTGAGCGCGTCGGTGATCGCCTGGATGACCCCGTTCAGCGCCTTCCGGAAAAAGTCGGTCGCGTTCCCGAAGGCCTTGCCGAGCACGTTGCCCAGCTCCTTGCCGGCGAATTGAATCGTCGCCATCACCAGCTTGAGGAAGCCGTCGACCGCGGTCTCGAATCCGGCCAGGAGCGTCAGGCCGAGCAGCTTCTCGAGCTGGCCGCTGCTGATCCCCTCGTAAAGGATCCGGATCGCGTTCCCCAGCTGGGTGCCGAATTCGACGGCGATCGGGGTGAGCAGTCGCACGATGCCGATCAGGTCCTCGAGGAGCGGTTTCAGCGCGTCGCGCACCGGCTCGCCCATCTCCTTGACCAGGTTGTCCCAGAGGCCGCTCAGCGTGCTCACGCGGCCCGCGAAGGTCTGGCTCGTGCGCTCCATCATGCCCTGGAATTTCCCGCCCTCGCTGGTCATCGTGATGAAGGCCTGCTCGAGGTTTTCGAACGTGATCTTCCCCTCGCTTCCCATCTTCTTGACCTGCTCGGTGCTCACGCCCAGCTGCTCGGCGAAAAGCTGGATCACCGGGATGCCTCGGTTGGTCAGCTGGTTGATGTCCTCGGCGAAGAGCGTTCCCTGGACCCGGGCCTTTCCGTAAAGGGTCGCGATCTCGCCAAGCGGTGCCTGGACGCCCTGCGCCACGTCGCCGATGCGCTGGATCTCGCCGACCACCGACCCCACGTCGCTGCCGAACGCGAGCAGCGTCCTGCCGGCGTTCTGGACCTCGGCCGGGCTGAGCGGCGTCAGGTCGCTGAATTCCCGCAGGTCCTCAAGCACCCTGTTCGCCGTCCTGGTGCTGCCGACAAGGACCTCCATCGCCACCTGGGTCTTTTCGAATTCCGCCGCCAGGCCGACGCCCCGTTTGATCTGCCCGAAAACGAAGGTCGTTGCCTTGACGGCCGCAACGATCGCCAGGAAGGCCGCGGCAATCGCCGCCAGGATCGGCAGTAGGGCTGCCATGGCGCCTCCTGCCGCGCCGGCCGCGCCGCCGGCGGCGCCGATGCCTGTCGCGGCTGCCGACGAGCCTGCGCCCGCTGCAGCGCCCTGGGTGGCCACGCTTCCGAAGACGCCCGACATCCGCTGGCCGGCTTGCTGCAGGTTCTGCCCCCGCCGGATCAAGCTGCCGAAGCCGTTGTTGAGCAGGCCGATGCCGTCGAGCAGGTCGACGATCCCGTTGGTCAAATCGCCGAAAGCGCCGCGTGCCGTCCTGGCCATCCGCTGCGCTCCTCGGCCCTGCTTCCGAAAGCTCCGGTCGACCTTGTTCTGGGTCGTCTCGGCCTCGCGCCCGATGTCGCGCAGCCCGCGCTTCACCTTGTCGGCCCCGCTGCTGGCCTCGCGGGGGTCGATCTCGATTCCGAATTTAGCGATGTCGGCCATGGCTGCTACCCCCCGTCCTGCCGCCTCGCTTGATCGCTTTGGTCAGCTGGTCGTTG